TCCCTTTTCTGCGAATTATTATATTTAATACTGCACATTTTTCTGCAAAAACGTCTACTGCTGTATATTTTTCCGTTAAATTCTTGATGTTCCAAATCTTCTCCGATTTTGTTCTTTTGCTCACGTAAATCACATCTCCTGATTGAATATCTTCCAGTCTCTTCCATCCTTTTTCTGTTTTAATTTTATGTTCAGGTGTAGCCTTTATTTCTATATAAAATCCATCGAAACAAAGAGTTGCACATATAATTTCCCTTTCTCCGTTGTCAAACGTATTTCTCACTGCTCTATACCCGTTAGATGTTGCAACCATATCTCCTCTTACAATGTCAACAATCTTCTTTTCTCCGCAATCGGTTTCAATCATCGTGTCTCCAGTGAAGCAGTGATTCCACTTATCTATCGGCTCGTCAAGAAACTTTCCTTCTTTGTCTTGCTTGTACACATAATTATCGAACTCCTTTTTGACGTTAGTGCTTCTTTTCGTGACGTATATATTCATCCCCTGCATCTTCATGATACCTGCTTTTATCGACCCCGCATATTTGTGTACTGGCTTTACATTTATGCCTCCCGCATACACTTCGTCGATTAGACGCGGGTCAGCGGATTCAGATATCACTTCAAATTTGCGTTTTTCCTTCTTCTCCCAGCCTTTTATTGTGTTTATGATGTCATTGTAACCCATCTTCGTATTGTAGCACACTTCGTCGATATACATAGAGTCCCCCGATACGCACACGTCCACGATAGAAGTAGGGTCTGAAGAATATCCCAAGTCCATACCAAGCCATCTGTATCTTTTCGCATAGCTCGGGATTTCGTCTATGATATTGATATTAGGGAAAATGAGTCCTTGAACGACTGCCCTAAGCCCCAATCCGTATATTCTCCATAGTGATTCATTTTTAGTCTTGAGGCTTTCGAGCTCATCTATGATTGTCTGCTCCAAGAACGGATTATCCTTGTATGTCGTAATGAAATGAAACGTCTTCTCTTCTTTGTTAATCGTGTTAATCCAATGCTCGTCCGTGAATGACGGGTTATAGTCGATAATTGTGAATAGTGTCGTTCTCATCTTCAATTGTTGCCAAGAGATGAAATCAATCTCGTTCGCCTCGTTCACGTATAGGACGTGACGTTTCCTACCTCTAATCTTCTGCTCGTTATCGGTTGAGAAGAACTCGATGAAAGAGCCGTTGTCGAACGTCAGGACAAGTTCTGACTTGTTCAGCATCTGCTCACGCCATATTCCCATCTTGATAAGGATTTCCTTCACATCCCTCAGTACAGAACCCTTTATCGCAGGGACGGTAGCCCTGACGATGGAACATGATGTGTTCGGATGCGAAAGAAGATACACGATTAAAAAAATACAAATATTGTAAGTCTTTGACGAACGGCTTGAGCCTTGCGCCGATATCGTCGTATAACCTTTTTTTAGGGCGTTATCAACTTTTCTATATACTATTGTTGTTTGTATTTTCATAAAAATGAAGTATTTGTTCTCACTTTTCTGTTATTTTTGCAAAAATATAAAAACTAAAACTAATTACTATGTCGGTAAGCATAAATGAATTAATACAGAAGAATGATGCTCAAGGCATCATAATGATGTTCAGGAATACGAAAAAGGAATTTGTTAAGTCATACGACGAATGTATGAGTGAATACAATCCTAAGTTCCATAAGGTTAACGACCGAATGATACGAAAGGATAAGAAAATAAAAATTCCAATTGAAGGGAAGTACGACCAATTCGGCGAGCAGATGTACAAGACAAAGAAAGTCCCTCGTGTTAGGGTATCCGTTCCCGTGCAGAGGGTTCTTGTTGAGAGGTCTGTCGGTTTCCTTTTCGGTATACCAGTAGTATACAAGAACCGAGGTCACATGAACGAGCATGAATCCAAGTTGTACGAACAAGTTCTGACCGTGCTGTCCGACAATAAGATGGCATACAACGATAAGAAGATAGGGCGGTCTGTTTTCTCAGAGAGGGAAAGCGCTGAAATTTGGTACTTCCTTCTTGACGAAAAAGGCAAGCCGACAAAGATGAAGGTTCGTGTCGTTTCTCCTTCAAGGGGAGATGCTCTCTATCCTCATTACGACGAATACGACCGAATGGATGCATTTGCGAGGGGATACAAGGAAAAGGACATCAATGGAGAGATTATCAACCACTTCGATGTGTATACGAGCGACAAGGTGTACCGCTATGCATCCAAGGGTGGAAGTGATTTGGCATTACTCGAAGCTCCTAAACGTCACGGATTTTCCAAAATACCCGTAGTGTACTATCGGCAGGAGGAAACTGAATGGGAATGTGTTCAGCCAATCATCGAGAGAATGGAGGAACTGATTAGTAACTGGGGCGACACGAACGACTACTTCGGAAGTCCGTCGTATTTCGTGTCGGGCACAATAGAAGGATTCGCAGAAAAGGGAGAGCAAGGAAGGGTGTACACGGGAACTGAGGGCGCTGACATGAAGGTGCTGTCTTGGGATTCGTCTCCTCAGAGCATGAATGCCGAACTTTCAACCCTGACGAACATCATATTCTCGTACTCGCAAACTCCAGACATATCATTCGAGTCGATGAAGCAACTGAGCGGAAAGACGAGCGGTGTTGCGATAAAACTGATGTTTACCGACCCTCACATGAAGGCGAGCATGAAAATCGAGCAATTCGGAGAGATGTTCACGAGACGTTGCAATATAATCAAGAACGGCATTGTCACCACATTGAAGCCGATTCCTCCTTCATATGTGGATAGTCTTGTTATAGAACCGAACTTCACACCATATGCGCCTAAGAACGATAGCGAACTTGTGAATATGATTAGGATTGCCGTTGGTGATAAGCCAATCATGAGCCAAGAGGATGGTATCATCTGTAACCCATTGGTTTCTAACCCTATCGAAACTATGGATAGGATAAAAAGGGAGAGTCAGTACGATGCACAAGGCGTTACAAATATCACAGTGCCTGCGGAAGGTAAACAATGATTTAGTCGTTGACATGTTCACTCAGGGAGGGTGTTACCAATACCACAAGATGCTAAAGGTGGTATTCCCGAATGCTATAGCATGGTATGACCCTATAGAGGCTCATGTTTACACCGAAATAGACGGAAGGTACTTCGATATTAAGGGCGAGCATAAGTTTCGTGAGAATTGGTTTAAAATGGACGATTTCAAAGTCGATTTCACCAAGAAAGCGGAGAATTGGAGATATGAACGTCGTTAATCAAAGATGTTCTTTAGGTTATTCTTCATGTATTCGATAGTTGCCCTTGTGACGTTCCTTCCTTTATCCTCCACGTATTTGGCATAGTCTGCTCCATTTACGAACGTGAGCCTCAACCCCTTACCCATCGTGTCCTGCTCGTCAAGAGCCTGCAAAGCCAACGTCTGAGGGTCAACGGTTTGGGGCTCACTTCCTTGCACGTTCTGATAACCCCCTTCTGCCACCACTTCACCTCCGTCAGACACGCGATACATGAATGCTGAGCGAAGTGTTCCAGAACGGTTCTGGTATTCCCCGTTCTGTCTCGCATGGTCACAATCCCGCTCACCTTCTTCAACCAATTTCATTTTCACGATACCCTTCAGATTCTTTTCATTGAACCTTTTTTTTAGGTCATTGCTTAAATCTTTCAAGTTTTTCATATTTACATGCTCATTAAAATTTTATATTTGCGAAAAACAAAAATAAATAAATTATGAGCGATAACACATATATTTATGTAATTTCACCCATTGTGGTCGCCGTAATCGGCGGAATAGGTTATTTGGTCAAGTACATGCTCGCCAAACAAGACAAGAAGCATGAAGAAGAGATTCAGGAGCGCAACAAGCGCCGTGACGAAATCGAACAACGACTAACGAAAGCGGAGCAGTTGCAGGAGAAGACGGAACGGAGGCTTGAGAACGCCGAGAAGCGGTTCACACGAGCCATCTCCATCGTTGTCGGCTGTGACAATCCAAATTGTCCGACACGTCCCCGTTTGGCGGAGTGGCTTAAAAACGAAGAAAAGGAGGAATAATCATGGATAATTTAGTTGTTAAGTATTTTTTGGGATTGGGAAAAAAGGACGAGGCAGTAGCAAAGGGTTGGGCAGACTTCATCGGAGAAATGCCGACATCTTATGCAATCAACCCTCTTGAGAAGGTGACACCTTACGAAAAGGATAACTGGTGGTACATCCTTCGGACATTGTTCCTGCTGTTCAGATGCGATGCTATCGTATTGCTGAAGGATTGGGACAAATTGAGGAGTACAAGGATTCAATTCATGTTCGCCAAATTCATGGGTCTTGTCGTGTTCGACGGCATCGAGGATGAAAGCGGTAAAAGATTAGTTCAGGAGGGAATGAAATGGAACTATTAATCGAAAGAGCATACAAAAAATCGTCTTACACTATAGGACGATTTTATATTAACGGAGAGCGCATCTGCGAGACATTGGAGGATACGGATAGAGGGCTCAGGCAGGACATGAGCGAAGTGGACATCCGTAAGAAGAAGGTGTGGGGACAGACTGCGATACCGACGGGCAGATATGTGGTGGGTTTCACATACTCACCTAAGTTCTCGCAACACACCTATGCGAAGGGAGGCGGTAAGATTCCCGTGATTTACGGAGTTAGGGGGTTCGATGCTATCCGCATGCACAGCGGTAACAAGGCATCGGATTCCGAGGGGTGCATCCTGCTCGGTAGGAACACGGCTGTCGGTCAGGTTCTCCAGTCCGTAAAGACATGCGAGAAAGTGTTTGACATCATGTATACGGCATACTTGAAGGGTGAACCCATATATCTTACGATTAAATAATGGATGAACTGAGGAATAGGGTTAAGATATGGAGAGGCTCACGCTCCGAATTTGAGTCTTTTAAATCGTATGTTTGCGGTTGTCTGTATTTTGTTGGACACGATAACAGCATATACGATTCAGATAATGGCGTAATCTATCTTGCCGTGTCTCTATACAAGTGCGTACGTTTCGGGAGTTATTCAAAAGAAGAGAATATAGATGATTTGATTCAACAACTCGAAGAGTTGATAAACGAGAAAATCAACTTGGAGGGTCACGAGTCGGAAAGCGGATTCCCTGAAGTCGGTGAGACAAACACATTCTACGTCAATCTCACCGACGGCAGGATGTACAGATGGGACGGCTCGAAGTACGTCGTGTTCGGAGGCTACGAAAGCGGTAACGGCATAAAAATAAACAACGGCATTATATCTTTGGATGATGCCGTTTGGGATTTGATTAACCAAATGGGAAACGACTTGGAGGAGTTCGCAGAGACAGTTCCTCATCTGAGGTACATGACTACTGAAGAAGTGGACAATATATTCGAGAGTGTTTTTGAAGAAAGTCTGTTCCCTGATAGATAAAAATTCATTGCATGGCAAAATATTATTTTACACAAGACAATGGCGGTTACGAATTGATGAACTTCGAGACCGCTTTTCTGCACATTGGGGCTTGCTCGAATTTGTCCGTAAGGGCGAATGACGATAACGAGTCTGTGGAGATAACTGACATATCATGGAGAAAATGGGCGCCGATTCTTTACGAGACGAGCGCAGATGATATATACGTGACCGATGCTTCTGCTGGATACGACCAAGACGTGCTGTCATATAGCCAATTATGTGCTTACCTTCATTCCATAATCGTTTCGAGTGGTGGTAGTGGCTCGGGTGCGGTTTGGGGGCAAATTACGGGTACGTTATCCCAACAGACTGACCTGAAAAATGCGCTCGATGCGAAGCAGGGTACACTTGAAGCGGGTACTGGAATCACAATAGAAGGCAACGTCATCAGTTCGACGGGTGGTGGAGGCTCTACAACGTGGGGTTCTATCACGGGAACATTGAGTAGTCAGACCGACTTAAAGAACGCTCTCGATGCAAAGCAGAATACTCTAACATTCGACAATTCACCGACAAACGGAAGTGATAACCCAGTTAAGTCAGGAGGTGTATACACCGCATTATCAGGTAAGGCGAACTCTTCTCATACACACTCACAGAGCGATGTGAGTGGTCTTAGCACCGCACTGAGTGGTAAGCAAGATACTTTGACGGCAGGTAGCAATATATCAATCGTCGGAAGTGTCATAAGTGCGAACTTGGTTCAACCAGATTGGAATCAGAGCGATAATACTTCTCCCGACTATATCAAGAACAAACCTACACTTCGCCAACCAGCGAGCGACGGAACGGCTGGGCAATACCTCAAATCGGGAGGGAGCGGCAATGCCCCGACGTGGGAGACTATGGACACTACGCCTACAGAATCGAGTGCGAAGGCTATCACGAGCGGTGCGGTGTACACTGCATTGGACGGCAAGCAGGCTACGCTGACCTTCGACAACGCACCTACGGAGAACTCGAACAACCCCGTCAAGTCGGGTGGAGTGTACACGGCATTGGAGGGCAAGGCGGACGCAAGCACCGCACGCTTCATGATTCATGCGGAATATAACACCACCACGGGTGCGGTCACCCTTGCGAGCGGAACGACGCAGGCGTCCTTGATGTCAGCCCTCACGGCGAAGAAGGCGATGGACATAGACTTCACCGTCGCTGGCACGTACTATCAGAACCCGATGCTCTCCTTCTACGAGGACGGGACGGGGGCGCATGAGGTGCGCTTCCGCAACGACGCAATGGGCTTCGATGTGGTGCTGAAGGCTAATACGACGAGCAACACGTACACCTTCGAGGTGGAGCAGTTCATCATGACGGAGAGCGCATACGGCAACCTCTCCACGGTGAACCCCGACTTGATATACTTCCTAACCGCAGACCCTCAATCCTAAGAATATGGCGATAAAAAAAGGCACGGATAACATCGTGAAGGTCTACCGAGGTAGCACCGAAATCACGAAGATATACAGGGGAACGGAGTTGATATATTCCGCGTCCCCTGCGCCTCAGCCGATGCTGTCGAATAAGATATACGGGCACACGAGGAGCGCATCGTCCACGGTCACTATCAAGGTGAACGGAACATCCTACTCCGTCACGAGCGACGCGGACAGGTACTTCGAGCTCGACTGCTCGAACATCACTATAACGAGCCTCAATCAGTGCATCTACAATCAGACTTCCACGGTAGCGGACGTCACGTTCGACATCGACACATCGAACTGCACGAACTTCTCGCTTATGGTTGCATCTTGCAGGAACGTAACGAGCATAGATTGCTCAAAAATGGACACGAGCAAGGCAACAAACATGTCGTCCATGTTTTACGATAATAGGGCGGCGGCGACAATCATTCCGCCTGCTAACGGATTCGCGCATTCGGATAGGATGTCAAACCTTCAGTTCATGTTCTTTAACTGCTACCTTTTGACAACGTTAGACCTCTCCGACATGGGGGACTGCGATAACGTGGTGAGCATGAACGGTATGTTCAGAGGGTGCTCCGCACTTCAAACGTTGGATTTGTCGGGCTTTTACATCGATTCGGCTAATATTTCCATGGATAACGTTTTCGGCGGATGTTCTGCCCTCACCTCCATCAAGGTGACGGGGTGCGACGCCTCCGTCGTGACCGCATTACTCTCGATGCTGACGGCTTCCAGTCTGTCGTTCGTTCAGTCGGGCGATTATCTGATTAAACAATAATAAAGAAAGGATTAAATCATGATAAAGAACTTCTTCAACGTGGCAGGAGCGGATGCGGTCAAGCGCATAGCGGAATGGATAAGGCATAAGTTCTACACCAAGGCGGAGATAGACGACATGCTGTCCGCAGGCATGAAGTACGAGGTCGTGGAGGAACTTCCCGTGACGGGCGAGGCGGGCACGATATACCTTGTTCCATCTTCGACTTCTCCGAGCGGTGACATCTACGACGAGTACATCTACGTGGACGGTGACTTCGAGAAGATAGGCACGACGAAGGCGGACTTAGCCAACGTGGTGAAA